TAAAGATGAATTAGAGAGATTAATTTTTAAAGAAAATTTATCTTATAAAGAAATTGGCAAAAAATATGGAGTATCTGGAAATACTATTAGAAAGAATGCAAAAAAGTTAGGAATAGTGTTACCTAAGAGAAGAAATATAAATCCTAATGAAACTTTTAATAAAGGAAAACAGATTCATATAGCTAACAAAAAACAAAATTCTAATAATAGTAAATTAGATCTCATATCTGATAATGATTTTATTGAAATTATCAAGACAAAGGATAATTGGAAAGATATATTAGTTTCACTTGGATATAATAAACATGGATCTAAATTTATTAGGGATAAAATAAGAAAAAGATGTTCGAATTTGGGAATAAATTTAAATCTTAAACAAAATCAACTAGATACTGTACCAATTTTATCTGTAACTAAAGGAGATTTATTTAAAAAACGTTCTAATTGGCAGAACGCTAGATCTAATATTCAAAATTCAGCAAGAAAAATATTTTTTAAGAATTGTCTTGATCCTAAATGTATAGTTTGTGGATATACCAATCATGTGGAAGTAGCACATATAAAGGCAGTTAGTAATTTTAGTGAGGATTCATTAATATCAGAAATTAACGATATTTCTAATTTAATAGGTTTATGTCCTAATCATCATTGGGAGTATGATAATGGATTATTAGATATAAGTAAATACATAAATCATGAAAATAATAAGAAATAATATTATTCCTTTTCCAGGCTATAAAGCAGTAAATATCTTTGGAATTTTATTTGTAAGGAAGAATGCTAATATAAAACCAGAAGACTTAAATCATGAAGAAATACATACAGCACAAATGAAAGAAATGGCTTATATCGGATTTTATGTATGGTATTTCTTGGAGTGGTTATTATGTCTTTTAGTTTCAGGATTTAGCTTTGGTTATGCTTATCATGATATTAGTCTTGAGGAAGAAGCACATCTAAATGATAAAAACCTGGAATATTTAAAAACCAGAAAACATTATTCTTGGTGGTCCTATATAAAATTAGGAAGTTGGAAGAAAAATAAAAATTAACCATATATACATAAAAAGATTATGATTATACTTAGAAATAAAACCTATTCGCATGAAGAAGAAATTGCGAATATTGCGGCAGCTCCTGGAAGTCCAGAATATAGCCATGAAAGAGCCGAAATAGAAAAGAAACCGACTCAAGAAGCATCAGCAGTTCAAGAAGGTTATGAAAAAGCATCTCAGGAAATTGATAAAACAGTAGAAGAAGTAGAAATCGTTCCTGAAGCAGCTGAAGAAGCAATCGAAACAGAAGCACGTGAAGCTGGAGATTCTAACCTAGACTCTAGAAATGATGCATTAAAAACTCTTAATGATTTCTTAGGTAATATTCATTAATTATGATTATCCTCAGGCAAAAGAATTATTCCGGCCGAGAAAAAGTACCTCAGGCTATAGCAGAGAAGGCACGAAAATCTGGAGTAGTTCAAAAAGATTCAAATGGTGCCTGGAGAATTATTAGCCTGAAAACTTCTCCGGCCGAATATTGGGATGCACATTATGATACCCGTGAAGATGCTGAAAAAGCTCTAGCCGCTTATCATGCAAATAAACATTAAGAGATTAATTTTAGAAGCGATGAAAATCGGATATTTTGAAAATTTTTACACTAGTACTTTTATCTCAGAATAAAGGAAATTGAGTAGTTATAGTGTTAGGTTTTTAACGCTTTTACGGGAATGTTGGAATCGGTAGACAAGTAACTCTTAGAAAGTTATGCTAATTTAGCATGAGGGTTCGAGACCCTCTTCCCGTACGATAAGTTAACGATGTGAATCGATTCCTTATTAATTCATTTATATAAAATATAGAGAGCTCGACGGGGCTCTCTTTAAGTAGAATTAATAAGATGTTGTTTATGATTCATGGGATGTAACTTAGATTTTATATAAATGAATGAAAGTAAATTAAGTAATGTAACAAAAGAAGAATTAGAAAAACTAATCTTTGGAGAAAAATTATCCTATGAAGAAATAGGTAGGAGATATGAAGTTTCTGGAAGTGCTATTAAAAAGAAGGCTAAAAAATTAGGTATAGAACTTCCTAAGAAAAGAGATATAAATTCTAATGAAACTTTTAATAAAGGATACTCTTTTAAGTATAATAAGAAAGATTTAGAGAAGTATTTAGGTGAAGGAAAGAGTTATAAAGAGATTGGAAATATTTATGGAGTATCTTCATCATCTATATATAGGGCAGTTAAAAGTTTTGGATTATCACCTAAGAAAAAATCTCCTAAGAAAAAAGAGTCAAAAAATTTGAATAAACCTAAAATTATAATAAATTCTGTAGATGATAGTGTTTTTTTTCAGATTATGTAAAGGATAGTTTATCAATAGCAGAAGTCGCTAGATCAATTGGAATAGATAATAATAAAATTAATACTAGCGTTTATAGAGAAATTCATAAAAGAATCGATTCTTTAAAGTTAGATACATCTCATTTTACAGGAGGTGCATGGAATGTAGGAGATAGATTTAGAAAAATAGATAAAGGATTTCCATTAAGTGAAGTTTTAGTAAAAAACTCATCATATAAATGTACTAATTCTTTAAGGAAAAAGCTATTTAATGAAGGTGTAAAAGAACGAAAGTGTGAATGTTGCGGTATAACTGAATGGAATGGAAAGCCTGCACCATTACAACTTCATCATATAGATGGAGATAATACTAATAATTCTTTAGAAAATCTTCAAATACTTTGTCCTAATTGTCATGCTCAAACAGATAATTATTGTAGTAAAAATAAAAACGTCTAATATCTATACTAACCTCTTTTCCTCTTAATAATTCTCTCTAAACAAGGGGGAGGGGTAAAATAATTAACACTTTAAACAATTATTATGTACATAAGAAGAAAAGTATTCTCACTATTACAAGACGGTGAGACAGGAGAAGAGAAGTATTTTTCTACGACCGATGTAACTTTGGATAATCTTGAAGAAAGAATTTTTAGTATTTCAATTCCAACTGAAGAAGAATTAGAACAAAGAGAATTCGGTGCTAGACAGAGAAAACAGAATAGAAAACTAGCTAGATCTATTCACAATGCCGAAATGCAAGCAAATAAAGCAGCTAAGGCACAAGAAAAAGCAGCTAAAATAGTTTCTAATCCAGCTAATTTAGTTGATGAGAAGAAAATGGAAGAAGCTCAGAAACTTACTCAGAAAGCACAAAAAGCAGTTGAGTCTTCTAATCGTAATGCAGGTCAAGCTTCTCAACAAGTAAAGAATATCTCTAAAACTAGAAAGTCAGTTGCGACAAATCCGGGAGGTCTTGAAATTAAAAATCAAGGTGCAGGAGATATAACTGTTAAGAAAGAAGGTGGTAATGTAACTGCTCATAAAATTGCTTCTAAGAAAAGTGGTCAGACAACAACTACTGTAAGAACAACGTCAACTAAGCCTGATGTTGTAGTTGATAAGATGACATCCAAAGGTTCTAAGAAAGTTTCTACAGAGGCAGTAAAGAAATCCGCTGAGAAAACTCAAAAAGTTGCAGAAGTAGCTCAAAAAACAACAAAAGACTCAAAGAAGATTCTGAATGGGGCTAAAAAATTAATGAACACAAAAGCTGGTAAAATAGCTGGAGGAGTTGCTTTAGCTAGTGGTGCGATGATCGGGGCTAAAAAGTTATATGATCATAAAAAGAAATAAAAAAGATAATCTATAGAGGTAGTGTAATCAATCTCCTCTATAGAACTTAATATAAATATTATAAAATATGAAATTTAATAAAACTCTTGAAGCTGTAAATATTATGGTTATGGCTTCTTATCCGGCCGCTAGATTCTATGAAGCGCAAGGTATACTAATTGAAGAAAATAATAGTTTTATCCCTGAAGTTTCTGGAATGGTAATTGTTTATTCATTACCTCTTGGAAAAACGCTTCTTGTAAATGTTGCGGCCGAGTCGGAAGAAGCCTATGAATTTAAACTAATCAATGAAAACTGGCTTGAAGATAGATCTATAACTCCTTATGTAGGTATGACTCTAGAAGATGCTTTTCAAGAATTAATTAAAGCAGAAAAGATTATTAAATCTAGAAATGTAGTTCTCAGACATCCATTACATCCATCTTATACTCGTCCTGTTTATATATTTGGTGATGTTCGGCGAGGAGGTAATAGTGTTGATGTAATGACTGGAGAAATAAGAGAAGAATAAAAAGATTTGCTTTAGATGATTTAATAATATTATGATGAAAGTTAAAAGATTTTCTCAAACTCAACCAGATATAGAGTGGCATAAAAACAATATAAATCCAAACTCAGGTAGCAATCTGGAAGATGGAAGTACTCTTTATAAAGCAAAATCTGGAGATTATCTTTATTTGTATAAAGATGGTGAATGGGTTATTATGAATGGTGTTAATAAATTTATGCAGGATTCTAAATTATATCAAATTTCAAAATTCGATAAAAACATTCATAATAAGATTGGAGCCGCAGGAGCAGTTATTGGTGGTTTTGTTGGGAGTTTGCCTGGATTAGCAATGGGTAATTTAAAAACAGCTGCTACAGGGGCTGTGATTGGATCAACTATATCTGGATTATATAATAGAAATAAAGCAAAGAAACGTGCTGAAAATATAGTAAAGGATTACGAGTCTAAGTATGGTAAGAATGCTTATACTACATTTATGAAAAAGAAGTAAACTATCTTTAATTTTAAATTACTTTTACTATAATTGAATACCTATTCCATTTTAAGGATGTAGTAAGGAATGATATTCAGTTTATTATATATTTCTAATAATAAAAAAAATGAGATACACTATTCTCACGAACTATGTATCTCTTGGCAAGTTACTACAAAAATTAATGTAGCAAGTTTAATCCTCATAAAAAATGAGAATTAATTTTTTAAATCATATATAAGGCTTTGAAGTGATAAAAATAATACTGTCTTATTTTCACAAACTGTACTGCCTTTTACGACAAATAATAATAATAAAATTACCTTACATAGGTAATTAGTATAAGTTCCAAGTTTTATTGTAGTAAAAAACTTATACTGATTTATTCTACTACATACCTTAATGATAAAAAATGAGATACACTATTCTCACGAACCATGTATCTCTGCGTAGCAAATTTAATCAACACAGATTGTGAAGATTAAATTCTTATATTAACATATATAAGGCTTTGAAGTCTTATTAAAAATGTGGTCCTATCGTCTATCGGTTAGGACGCGAGATTTTCATTCTCGAAAGAGGAGTTCGATTCTCCTTAGGACTACAAAAGTCAACGATGAGATATCGCAAAGACTTATTTAGACATGTTAATAGTGAAAAGGATAGAATTAGCTACTCTATCCTCTCACTTTAAATCTAAGTAAGGTTACGTAATAGTTGATATCTCGCGAAGTGATAATTAAATAACATGTCTAAAAATGATAAATTATTACCTGTACCATTAAAGTACACCTATCCGGTTGTAATGGAAATTTCTCCAAGTAACAAACCATTGAAAAATTAGACATCTATTGTAATAGGTGTGGAAAGTTTTTTAAACAAACAGCCTATGATCATGTTTATGGATCTGGATGTCCTGATTGTAATAAATTAGGAGGAAAAAGCGCATTAAATGTATTAAAGTGGTTAGAAACAAATCAAATTGATTATACAAGGGAATATTCTATAAAATTAAATAATAGGAACATTAGAATAGATTATGTTTTTAATTATAATAATTGTTGTTTGTGGATAGAGTATAATGGACTACAACATTATAAGAAAGTAGATTATTTTCATAAAACAGATGAAGGTTTTCTTAAACAATTAAATAGAGATAATGAAGTTAGAAAATATTGTAAAGAGAATAATATCATCCTTATAGAAATTCCGTATACATATAACACTTATGAAAAAGTAGAACAATTATTAAATCGAGTAATTTTAAATGGAGAGGATATAAACTCTATTATAGATTATTCAAAATTATATAAAATATGAAAAAATCAGAAACAATATTTCAAAAGTTATTTTCAGGAATTAGTTTTGGAAATTCACGTATACCTTTAATTATGTAGTAGAGGCTTAAGATAGAATAAAATCTTAAGAAAATACCTTAAAATGCTGGAAAATATAAAATATAGATCAGCATCTCTATTTATCGATTAAAAATAGAGTTCAACGACTATAGTAGGTACTTAGATAATATAGTCTAAATTTAATAAAATATATTAAAATAAATTGTACGTTCAAATGTATTTAGTAAAGGTGGGGGAAGAGGGTATTCTGTTATTGGAGGAACTGGAAATGGAAGATTCTTAGATAATGAAAGAAATTCGCCCTTACTTGGTAATTCACAGCCTTCTTCTAGGTTATCCGGTTATCTTGATAGAATGGCAGAGCTTAGGTCATATTATCTTTTAGATATTACAAAGATGGCTACAAATTTCTTTTCAGATTATGTAGTTAATTTTATATCTCAAGATACCCAACAAATAGTTTCTGTATTAAATCCTGAAGATTCTACAAATAATGAAGCTGTAACTACTCGATTAAATGAGATTCTTTTAAAAGATATTAAAATAATTGATTATATACGAGACCATATAAATGACTATGTATTTTATGGAGGTTATTATAGTATGCTTCAAACTCAAAGAGATGAAAAAGGTCATCTTGTATTTAGAACAGAAGAACTTAATAATCCAAATGCAGTAGTTATAAAGAAGAAAAAGAACGAGGATGGAAATATAGAAGATATATTTTTAGCAATCGGAGATGATGGAAATCTATATGAAATTCCTAGTACTGAGGTAATATATATAAGTAATCCTAAACTTCGACTTACAAATGATCTCGAAGAAGGATGGAAAGAAAAGTCTAAACCAGAAAAGCCAAAATTAGGAAGAAATAAGGGATCAGAAAATAGAAATAAAGTTCTTAGGAAAGAATCATTTATGGCTTCTGAACCGTTATTTTATTCAAGTATTTTGAAGATAAAAGAATTAGTTATAAAAGAGCTTTTGATATCTCTTATTTCGTTAAGAGATCTTTCATCGCCTCAATTATTGGGATTAAATACCGATTAAAATTTGTCGGATTAGATAAATAAAATCTAATGGAACTTTGTAAATTGCTGGAAGATCAAGTAAAGATAAATCAGCAAAAGATAGTAAAAACTACCTTCTCAACGACTAGATACAAAGAGAGAGTTTATATATAAATTCTTAAAGATATAGTCTAGTTTAACTAAATAATTGTTAATATTCGAAAAGTGTCCCTCTAGAGACAATGAACGAATTATGCGCTCGATTACAGAAACTTGCAAACAATACGAATGAGTTGTCTTCATTCATCACATCTCAGTTCGATGTCACCTCGTTCATTGAGTCTGCATTAACTCAAAATGTTAAGGTTTTTCCTGACTATAATAGTACCATTACCTCAAGGACTTCACTACTCCCACTTGATAAATTAACAGACAAACTTTTAGATCTTATACAGAATCTTGATTATGTAAGAAATAGTGTTCTTTCTCCTCTTGGATTACCATCTACTATATTAGATGGAACATCTGGCAGTAAGTGGTTAATAAATTGGCCGTCTAGAGAAGCAATTCTTTAGATTATTAGTAAGTAAATTTGGTGAAACTATTAATACTAGTAATACCAAGCCTTAGATTAATCTAATTAAGGTATAACGAATAAAGACTTACCAACTTATAAAAAGTTGAATTTATATTCTAAACTATAATAAAAAGATTATAGAGATATCATTGCAGTACTTCAACAGTCAGAAAGAGCTAATTCAAGAGTAACATCATTAATTTCAGGAATAAAAGATTCAATAGTAAATCTTGTTTGTAGTATTTATAAGGTAATATATAATGAAGATTTAGATCCAAGTTTAGTTCAAATTCATATATTCCAGAAAACAACTGTAGAGTATAACAATCAGATAAATGAAGCTGAATCAGTTAGTGGTTTAGTTCAAGGTATCTCTGGAGTTTTATCTAATGCACTCCAAACTTTAGAACAAGCAACTCCATTAATTGAACCAGAATCATATTTAAGTTATATTCAAAACTTACTTAAAGATATTGACCCAAGTACAGAATCTCTAATAAATGAAGATACGATTAAGCAGTATATAGAATTTCTTAATCAAAAACTTCAGGCACAACGAGAACAGCTTGGACTCAGTTAAAATTATTCAAAGAAGATGATAATTAAACGTAAATTATTTGCTTCTAATGATCCCACTCCAGAACAGTCTCCAGAAATTGGTCTAGCTAAACAAGAAATGACTTCTAAGGACTTGCAAATAGAACAAATGAGACTTCAACGTCAAATCCTAGAAACTCAGAGAATGCGACAGAGAATGCAAGCTGAGGAAAGAATGCAAGAAATGAAGCAAGTCAATCAAACTCAGAAACTAGAACAGAAAAAGGATGAAGCTCAAAAAGATAATCAATTAAAAGTAAAGAAAATTGACGCTCAGAATAGTAGGCAGGAAGTAAATAATATAGGATTGTACAAAACAAAATCAAAGCCTACGCCAACAGTATCAATGAAAACAAACTTGTAAGATTATGATTAAAGAAAAGACATTTACAGAAGGAGTGGAAGATTCTAAAGAACAAGAAGAGAAAGGATTTGATCCACTAAGACCGTATATAAAATGAAAATTAAAAGATTTTCCGGTTATTCAGAAGCTGCCCCTGAAGGTGTAACTTATCAAAAATCAAGTCAGGTAATTACAAGATATATTCTTGATCCTCTTGATTCTAGTGTAGATACCTTAGAAGAAACAGATAAACTTGGGGTAACTAAACGAAAGAGTGATAGAATTAAGAAGGTAATAAAACCTCTTAAAAAATATTTTAAATATAAATCAAATAAAAACAGTAATTAAGTATGTATATTAGACGTAAAGTATTCTCATTACTACAAGATGAGACAGGAGAAGAGAGATACTTCTCTACTACTGATGTAACACTGGAAAATGAGGAAGAGAGAACCTTTAGTGTTGCAGAAGATGCAGAAAGTTTGGAAGAAAAGGATTTCTCTGATAAAAAAAAAGAGGAAGATGATGAGCCAAAACTTACAACTAGTGATAAGATTAATATTAAGTTGAATAAAGCTCTGACTACTAAGAAGGATCGCGAAGCATTTGTTGAAGCTTATGAAGATGGAAAATCTCATAAATACGGAAAACAGGCAGCTAAGTATGCAGCAATTGGTAGTGGTATAGGTGGCGGTATATTAGGTGCTGCAGTTGGTGGTAAAAAGGGTGCAGCTATTGGAGCCGGAATTGGCGCTGTTTCAGGTGCAGCAGGATCTTATGCTGGTACTAGAGCAGGTGTTGCACTTAATAAGCTTGCTAGAAAACATAGTGGTAGTCTTGATACTAAAACAAAATTAGCAGTAGATCGAGTAAAAGTAGCAGATGGAAAAATGACAAAAGAAGAATTTGCTAAAAAATGGAGATCTAAGAAGTAAAAGAAATAATCTATAGAGGTAGTGTAATCAATCTCCTCTATAGAACAAACGCGCTAGATTTTTACAACCGAAGATTAATCGCACTAGGTGCAAAAAGTAAACGGTTGATAGTTGTAAAGCGCGAGAACTATAAAATAATAAATGTATGATAGGAACAGTTAACCCATTTAGTGACCCTGAATTTAAGAAACAAATTTTAGGGAAAGAAGGGAGAGCTGTTGATGACCCGGGAGATTATGAGATTTTGCAGCCGGAAGAGGATGTATCTAAAAACCTAAAAAATATTATAGGGTCAGCTCCAGTACTCCCTAAAACGGCTCGCAATATTATTATGGATGCTAGTGCTATTGCGAGTAATCAAAAAGAACAAAAAGCACTAGAATTAACTCATAAATTGAATGAAGTCTTTACTAGTTATAATAAAGAATATAATATAGATCTTCATGTTGATTTCGGAAGCCTCTCAAATACTTTAGTTAATGTGGCAGATCCGAAGTCTAGACATATCTTAGAATTATATGTTTCTGAGGTATTTCAAAGTATAAGACCTATTTTAATTCTCAATATGATTTCTAAACTTTGTCTTTGTATTGATTATATACTCGATCCAATGAGACTCTTTGATAGTTCACAAATGACTTTACAAGATTCATTTATTGCCGTTAATATATCTGCGGCTTAGTTGAAATACTAAGAAAATTATACTAAAATGCTGAAAGATAGTTAAAACATAAATCAGCAAAAAGGATTACTAATATAAATCCTTTCTCAACGACTAAATGTATAACTAAATTTGAAATATAATTTAGATGATATAGTCTAATTTAATAAAATAAATATTAAAAATAGATATGAGAAAAAATTATGCAATTTATTCAACAATTAGAAGATATGAAGAGTCAGATAATTGTTAAAGGTTCTGATCTTGAATTGAAAAAAATTGCAGAAGAATCTGGAAATGAAGAGTTGAATAGTGAAGAGTCTAAGCAAATAGTAGCAGACTTTATGAGATTATTTCAAAAAGAACATGGAATAGAATAAAAAATGAGATACACTATTCTCACGAACTATGTATCTCTACTTTAAATTATGATAATACCTACTACGACATAGGTAATTAGTACTATATTTCTATATAAAAAGTGTAGTAAAGAAATAGCACTCGTTTATTCTACTACACATATATAAGGCTTTTAAGTTTTATGATATTTTCTGATTTATATTTCATAATTAAATCAGAATTGCCTCTTTAGCTCAGTTGGCCAGAGCACGTGATTTGTAATCTCGGGGTCGTTGGTTCGAATCCGACAAGAGGCTCAAAAATAATATTCTCCGTTAGCTCAGAGGCAGAGCATTTGACTGTTAATCAAAGGGTCGGTATATCGTAATTACCACGGAGAGCTGTTTTAGGAGAGGTGGCAGAGTGGTCGATTGCGGCGGTCTTGAAAACCGTTGTACTGCGAGGTACCCGGGGTTCGAATCCCTGTCTCTCCGCAATAATTTTAAAGATAAGAAAAATTATAAAAAAACAATTAATTATGGGAAAAGAGAAATATAACAAAGAAGAATTAATAAGATTATTAATTCATGAAGGAAAATCTTATAAAGAAGTTGCAGCTATGCGGGGTGATGGAAGCACTGGAGAAGCTATACGTAAAGCAGCAAATAGATACGGGATAAAAGTATCAGATAGAAAGAAACTAAGAAAATGTGAATATTGTGGTAAAGAGCATGATGGTTCTTTTGGTTCTGGAAGATTTTGTTGTTCAGATTGTGCAAAGAAATATTCACTTAGTTTCAGCAAAGGTAAAAAACCAGAAGATAAATCTACTAAAGAAGAAAAAGTAGAAGAGTCTGTAAAGATAGCTCCTCCTAAGGAATGTACCACTGAATTGTCTAGATTTGATGGAAAATTAACTTCAGATTTATTAGGATATGTAGGTGAATGTGCGACAATGTTTCAATTAGCAAGAGTTGGAATTATGTCATCTAAACCTTGTGGAGTAGATAGATATGATGTAATTGCAGATATAGGAGGAATACTTTATAAAATTCAGGTTAAATCTACTGCTGGCTATATTGATAAAGATGGAGCATTATCGTACAATCTTCAAAATAAATCTGGATTATATAAAAAAGGTGAAGTAGATTTCTTTGCCTTGTATAATTATGTACTTGATATTATACTATTAGTTCCCTTTAGTATACTTGAAGGTAAATATAAGGTGCGTATTCATTTTGGAAAAGAAAAAGATGAATCAGATTTATTCTTTTGGAAAGATTATATTTTATTTGATGTAGCGAAATCTTTATTATCCAGTTAATTAATAATAAGTTTGTGTGATACTCAAGTGGTTAACGAGGATAGACTGTAAATCTATTAGCTTTGCTTTCGGGAGTTCGAATCTCTCTCACACAACATAAAATAAAATTATAAATATGAAAGTAAAAAGATTTAGTAAATTAGATACTCTACAAGATTCTATAAAAATTGTAAGTAAGAAAACAGGAGAATCTCTCACAATAAATAGATTTAAATCTTTTGTAGATATTCTTGGAAAATTTATTAAGAGACTTAGAGAATGGAGTAATAAGAGACCGTCATTTGATATTTACTTAGGTTCTGAGAAAGTAGCAGAATTAAATCTTATAGAAAAGTCCAAAGAAGAATTAAATATAATGTGGATTGAAACTTATGAAGATTATAGAGGTAAAGGATATTCTCAGGCTATTCTAACAGAGTTGATTAGATTTGCTAAGTCTCAAGGTTATAAATATGTTACTCTTGAAGTGCCTGGTAGATCTCCTGATGCTAGACATATTTATGAGAAGCTTGGATTTAAGGATGATGGAGTCTTGACAACCCCAGAAGAAGATTTTTATTGGGGAGGTCTTACTAGAATGAAACTTAAATTGTTTGCAAATATTACTAATGTAACAAGTTTAACTCCATTGAAAAATATAATAACAACTACTACTAGAAAAGCTACCGGACTATCTAATTCTAAAATAGCAACACAAGCAAAGAATGCAGCATTAGATTTACACTCTGTAACTAAAGATGCTCAAAATTCTTTTATATCTCCTAATGGTAATGGATATGTAACTAAAAGTTATTTTACTAAAAGACGTCCTAAAGGAAAGAAAGTTGAGTTTGTAGGAGATTTATTTGGGAATCCTAATCAATTACAGAAACCGAAAGTTATTAATAGCAGCAGTAGTAATAAAGGAGGAAATTCTTCAATTAGTAGTTTAGATGCTAAAAGAATGAATTTAAAACGGTATAATTCTCATAAAACAAGATCTTTGGAAGTAACACCTACTGCACCTGGACAAAATGAGTGGGTTAAACGTGTAAAAACTAATGGACAAGCTAGGTGGGAAAATAATGGGTTATATATTCCTGGTTTTGAGAAATTATAAAAAGAGAAAGGATCAAAATTATGATTAATTTCACAGACCATTTTGATCCCACTAAAAATATAGAAAAAGATTTAGCAAAAGTAGATCTTAGGGATCAATACACATCATTAACAGAAGATGAAAAGATAATGGTATTTCTTCGTCTCAAAGGATTTACACACAGACCTCCAACGATAGAAAGATTATATTCTGATGATTATTATTTAGGTAGTCAGGAATTTTTTGATCATGGAGATGTAATATTTCCTTTTTGGAAAGATGGATTGAAGAGAATTTTTCCAAATGAAGTTACAACAGCAAAACCATTACTCTGTTTGTCAGGAGCCATTAATATATCGGTGGCTTATAATTATACTAAAATGCTAGAAAGATAATATAAAATCTAATTAGCAAAAAGGATGATAAAATCCTTTCTCAACGACTAAATGTATAACTCTAGAATGAGAGAACTAGAGATGATATAGTCTGCAATATATAAATAAATATATTAAATAATTTGCGGTATAGGTAAATCTACGGTATCTAAATTAGCTATGACAAATACACTAGCTAGGTTAAGTTGTATGGCTAATCCGTGGAGAACATTTAAATTAGGTAAAAAACCACTTAGTTTTATCATCTTTCATAGAGATGAAGATGTAGCAAATGCTGAATTTCGAAGATGGATGCTAGATGATGTATTAAAGCAGAGTCCATTTTTTAGAAATTTACCACACAGACATAATATAAGAATATTAACTTCTGGTCCTAGGGGTAATGTAGTATAAAAAGTTGCCCTCCATATTAAGAAATTATATGGTAATAAAGTAAGTAAATTCGGTGAAAGGATAATCCCAATACCGAGTCAAGGATCTTAGATTTATCTAAGTAATCTTTGATGTAACGAATAAAGACTTACTAACTTATATAATTATATAAGTTAAATTTATATTCTAAACTATAATAGAGTATTATAGAAATAGATTGGCAGGTGGACTAGGAACTGACTTGATTTTTGCAATCATGTCTGAGGTCAATTTTTGGCCTAACGAAGAAAAAGCCATGGAACGTGTAAATAGTACGTATATTCGTATTACATCTCGTTTTGATGTAAAAGAAAGTTTAACATTAGCCGGAAATCTAATAATTGATAGTTCTAGTAGAGGTGCAGGTGGTCCAACTGAAATATTTCTTGAGAATGCAGAACCTCAATTTACTTGGGATTGTAGACCTTCTCATTATGAAGTTAGAAAAAATCTGTACGAACGTTCAAGGGGAATAACTTTCTCAGTTTATACTGGAGATGGTAAATATCCTCCAAGAATATTAAATAAAAATGATAAAGAAGAGAACTATAAATTAGAAGATGATCAAGACCCTGATAGAGTGGAACATGTACCTATTCAATTATTTGGAGAATTTAAATCTGATTTGATTAAAGCTCTTCAAGATAAATCTGGTATTAATACAGGATCATCAGATAGTTTTTTTGGAGGTACTATAGAACACTTATCTAAATGTTCAACAATAAAGAATAGAATTCCTGAAATTATTACAGTTGATTTTTATGATAAAGAAGATAGGATTATTAATCATGTAGAAAAAATGATTAATCTTATTCCAAGAGGTACTCCTATATGGCTAGGTCTTGACTTAGGTGTAGTAGATGATACAACTGGAATAGCAGCAGTTAGTTTTGATCATTGGGAAAATATAAATGGTACTTTAGTTCCTAAAATTAAGTGTCATTTTGTTTTAGGTGTATCTAGGTTAGAAGGACAAGAGACGAGTTTATTTCACATAGAGCAGTTTATAGAAGATCTTAACAAGAAATTTAATATTATAGTTAGTGCTGACCAAGCTTTTTCTAAACAAATACTTCAATATTGTGAAAGAGAAGGAATTAGAAATAATGGGAGAATTTCTACAGATAATACTCCTTGTGAACCGGCTCTTTATTTGAAGTATATAATAAACAATGAACTTCTTGAAATTCCTGAATATAAAAGATTACAAAGAGAGGCATATGATTTAAGATATGTTGGTCCAAAACGTAAAGTAGATCATCCTAAAAAAGCATCAATATCTCCATTATTTGATAATCCTGATGGTTCTAAGCCAGGAAGCAAGGATTTATGGGATGCTTTAGCTTCTAGTGTTTATTCTTTAAAATTATCTATTGATGAAGGAGAAGAGATGGGATATTCTTCAGGAATAGCTAAACAACTCGAATCTCTTACTAAAATAACAGCGGATCCAAGAGAAGAGTCACAAAAAGAACTTCAAAACATGTTGGAAAATATATTTTAAGATTCTTTTTCCATAATATATAATCAATTCCTAGGATGGCCAGAGGAAAGTGGTCTATTGTTCGATCAAGTCCTAGGAACAGAAAAAAAAAGAAAAGAGATATATTTCAATCTCTTTCTTCCATACGTTTTACAAATTCCCATTCTTCTGGAGTAACATAATCCAGAACGCTTTTTGGAATTTCTACTTCTCTATCGTTTAACATTAATTTAACTTTAACAAATAATTTATTAGGAGTAATATCTACATCAGTTACTACTCCATAAAATCCTGTTTTACGAGATTTAACTTTATCTCCTACTTTTAAATTTTTCATAATTTTCTATATTTATTATTACACATATAAGGTTTTTAGAGCTTATGATAATACTACGAAAACAAAAATATAAAGAACTTCCCTGGACCAAAGAAAATATAGAAAAATATAAGTCACAGGAGAATATGTTAAAGCACGCAAGAAATACACCAGGAAAAACGGCTGGAAAATTATTAATAAACCCAGCCAAAGATGAGTTGGTGGGATATATAGCGTGCGAAGAAGATACTATTATTGCTCTAGAAGTTTCTCCGGGGTATAGAGGAAAAGGAATAGCAACTGATTTGATAAATTCTTCTGGGGCTAATAAACTTACAGTATCAAAGAAAAATATAAATGCGATAAATTTATATAAGAAACTTGGATTTGAAATTATATCAGAAACTCCAAAAATATATTTTATGGAGAAATGATTGAACTATAGTATAATTGGCAATACACCAGATTTTGGTTCTGGGATTTCCTGTTCGAGTCAGGATAGTTCAACGAAAGAAAATAATAATAACTAATAAAAACTATGTTGAGAGTTAAAAGATTTAGTAAAGTTACTGATAAAGTTAAAGAAATAGGAAAATCTATTGAACATACAGTAACTCATCCTAAAGAAACTGGTAAGAAGGTGGTGGAGTATGTAAAGAAACACCCAGATGAAGCTATAATTCTTGGAACATCTGATATTGTTCCTGGAGTTGTTGCTGCCAAACTTGCAAAAGCTGGAAAAACAAAACAAGCAGCTATCGCAGGAACTATTGCAGCACTTCCTATTGGTGGTGCATATGTATCAGGGAAAATAGCTATTCGAAAATGGAATGAAAAAAGAAAGAAGAATAAATAGAATAGATTCGAGATGTAGTTCAGTAGATAGAACGCTTGGTTTGGGACCAAGAAGTCGCACGTTTGAGCCGTGTCATCTCGACAGATATCGTGGAATTACTAACATGAATTATAAACCTTTAGGAAGAGTAAAAGTCGCGAGTTACTCTTCCACTACTAAGGATGACATGTTAATAATACAAGGATAGTTTGATATCTCGGGAAGCTATAAAATTTAATTCATGATAGATACTAAATTATTACCAGTACCTTTAGAGTATTCTTGTCCAATAGTAATGAGAGTAAAACTTCCCAGAAGAAATGATAGTGGGAGATTAAACTATTATACGTATGTTCCAGAATAATATAATGTTGGTAGAAATTCCTTACACTATAAGTTCTTTTAAAAGAGTTTCTGAATTTTTAAATAAAGTAGTTTTTGAAAATATTGATCCAAGTACTTTAGTAGATTATAATCTTTTATATGAAACTACAAAAGGAAAATAATATAAAATTTAAATTGAAATATGAAATTTATTGCAAAATTGTTTTCGACAATGCTACCTGCATCTGACAGTAGTATGATACCTCGAGATGTTGCGGAATCTTTCTTTAGTAGCCAAGAGTTTAAACAAGCCTTAGAGGATAGAAAGCTCTTTGGAACATTAACACACTTAGCCAGAAATCTATCATCTGCCAAAAATGGTGGTCCTGCAGTATCTAAGACTATAGGGAAAGATGATCTCCTTTATTGCTAATAATGAGAGGCATAGATAAAAAGTTTATGAAAATGTTTTTAATTGCTGGAAAAAATAATAAATTAAATCAGCAAAAATAGATAATAAAATCTATTTCTCAACGACTAGAGTAAACACTAAGAATACCGATTAATTCTTAGATAATATAGTCTATTATTGATTTTAAAATCAATTAGGTTAAGTTATTAATTGGCGAAAGTTCACCTACACATGTGTTAACTAAAGTTTGGTTCGAAAATGACGGCTGGTGCTATGGGGAGTTTGAGGTTCTCTCCGAAGATGGCCTAGACGATGAAGCTATACAAAGAATCAGAAGAGTAAAGGGCCTTCTTAAAAATGGTTGCAAAATTGGAATTTCCTGTGTCGTTCTTGGATATTGGGAAAATTCTAGCGGAAGTGACTATTTAAAGCGTATGGTTGCGCTAAAAGGGGCTGACCTTACATTAAACCCTTCTTGGAAAAATGCGGGTATAGTTTCAATTGATGGTTCTGAGAGCGAAAAAACATTCTCTGAACTTGATATAGAGTATGATCCTGAAGCTTATAAGGATACAAAAATAAAAGTTAAGCAATTTTCTAACTTCGATTCGGGAGATTTATTAAAGTCTTCTAAGATTAATGGAAAGTTTACGCAATTAAAAGCTAAATCATTTTCATTTAATTCTGAAATAAATTCAATAGAAGATACTATCGTTAGTGAATCTGTAATAGAAGAACCTGTTCAAAAAGATTTCTCAGTAATTGCATTAAGAGATAGAATTCGTGAATCAAAGTATTCAACTCGTCAAAGATTTCGTGTATTGATTCTATCTTACAAACAACTTCTAAAACAGCAAGGCGGCCCAGAGAAAATAGATCCAGAAACACTTAAAATCATGAAGTCTTTGTTTACTACAGATCTTTTGGATATTATGAAGTCGATTACACCAGAAATCATGAATGGAAAAAATCCAGGAACATTACTTGGTGCTTCTAGTTTAGGTAAGAATGTACGTAAATAATATGCGTTTTTTATATGAATTGCTGGAAATATCTAAATGAGATAAATCAGCATCAAATCATACTTAGATAAATCTAAAGAAGTGATTTGTTCAACGACTATGTATATAAACTGTCAAAATAGACAGAAGATATAGTCTAAATTATAAATAAATTTTATAAATACATTGATAAGTGTACAAAAATTGTTCTTACCATATAAGATGGCTATGTCTGAGGTATCTAAAACTAATGCAATATCTAAGGCAAGATATCAAAAAATTCAAGCTGCTTATTCTGACTTTGTTAATGCAATGTTAGAGGAAATATTCGCGCCGAAGAATGGTACGAAGAAAGAAGAGCCAGTAGAAGAAGAAAACCCTGAAGAAAACAGTTAAAAAGATTATGAAAGTAGAAAGACGTAAATTATTCTCTTCTTCGATTTCTCCACGGCGCAAGTTATTTTCAGGTGGAGTAACTCAGGCAGAATATAAGAAAATTCAGTGTAGAGATTGTGGTTATATTATGGATACTTTAGCCACTACAACTAACTTCTTATGTCCTAAATGTGGAGCTGTAAATAGATTTAATGTTTTAGAAGTTACACCAAGTCCTGAAAATACTCCTGAAGCTGTACAAGTCGAAGTATCAAAAATTGAAGAAGTAGAAAAAGGATTCTCAAGACGTTCGTTATTCGGCGGAGATAATAATGCCGCTGTACAAAAAGAATTTTCAGAACCGTCGAACGAATTTGAGGTAAAATTAAAAGAATTTTCTGGCAAAACTTTAAATGAATCAGAAGTTGTTAAGGCATTTGGTATTTCCGCCGAAGATTTAGTTGAAAAAGGTTTTGCTAGTATTGATGAAGATAATAAAGTTACTATTCCTGAAACTGCATTCTTACAATCTAAATTATTCTCTAAGTTAATCGTATCAGTGACTAAGATTTTGGATTTAGACCCAATAGAAGGACCTAAGGAAGACATAATTAATATGTTAGAATCTAAAGGATCTTTAGGACCGAAAGGTATAATGCTAATTAAAAAAGCTCATTCTCTTCCACTTGAAGAAATGAAAGAAGTTGAGTTTTCTAGCACTGAAGAAGTAGAAGATTGGATTGAAGACTCTGGAATTATTGGAGACTTAAAGATAGAATTTGGTAATTCTGCAATGGGAATCAAAGAATTTACAAAAATCCTAGAAGAGAGATATGATGATGCTCCAGATAATATAATAGATATATTAATTGATCGTGGAGTAATCAAAATTCAAGGAAATCAAGTTGATATAATGAAATAAAATATTTATAAAACTCAGTATGAAAAATACAAGATTTATGGAAGTCCTATTCTCAGCTGTAGAGGATAAGGATGAAGAATTAGCAAAGCAAGTAGCCAAAGATATTGAAGATGCTAAGGCTAATGGCTCTGTTGATACTGAAGAAGTAAAATATGAAAATATCGGTGACGGTAAAGTTTCAGTAACAGACAAAGAAAATGGCGAAGTTACTATCGTTGAAAAGGCTTCCGATGAGGACGATACTTATGATATGTATCCAGCTGAACAATCTGAACAAATCGAGGGATATCTTCATCCGGAAGGGGATGGAGTAACTCCGGGTAATCAGGTAGGTGCAGCTGACGAGGAAGTTGAAAGTCATATGGATGGTAGTGCTGTTATTGCACCGAATCTTCCTGATGGTGGTTTAAATCCAGCAGCTGGTCATGAAGAAAGTGTAGAAATTACTGCACAAGAAGGTCCTGAAGCTGTAGAAGAATGCGAAGAAAAAGAATTCTCTGTAAGTACTGATAATAGCGTAGTTCTTAGAATTTTCTCAGATCAAGAATTTTGTGAAAGATTATTCTCAGAAGTTATTGAATCAGAAGAAACAGCTAAAGTAGGTGATCTTAAAGTAGAGAAAACTGGTGAAAATGAAGTAGTTGTTACATCAGAATCTACAGGTGATCAAGCAAAGGTAGAGTTTAATGGTGAAGATATGGATGTTACTGAGCTAGAATCTAAGAATTTTAGTGAAGCAGAACAGTTTGATCCGTTGTTTGTAGTAGGAGTAGATCCAGTAAATCATGTTATTGTAGATGCTCCAGAGTATGACGAAGCATCAGCTCAAGAATTAGTTCAGAGTTTAACAGAAAAAGGAGTAGCAGGAGTTAGAATTTTTGATAACCCCGAAGACGCTCGTGAATATGCTATCGATCTCTTGAATGGTCTTGGTGTAGTTGAAGATGAACAACTTGGAGAACCTGAACAAGCAGAATTTTCAGATCATACTATTTACTTAACTGAATTCCAAGCTGATAATACAGACTTTATGTGTCGTTTCTTCTCTGAATCTGTAGATAGTATTAGTGCAACTCAGGATGCTATTGAAGATGCTATTGAAAATGGTGATGAGATTGAAACAGATTCTGAAGTTATTACACCTATCGATTCTAAGACTGCAGTTATACAGGATAAAAATAAAGATGAATTTACTAAAGTTAGTTTAGAAGGTGAAGAAATGGAGCTTGAAAAGATAAGCGAAGATCAAGCAGAAGAGTTGACAGATCATATCGTTGTTTCTGAAGAAGAGGAAGACGAAGATGAGGAAGAAGAAAAAGAATTCTCTGATGTTTGGTGTGACGAAGCAGAAACTAAATTTTTCTCAGAAAATGAAGAACTTACTCAGTATATGATTCGTTTGTTCTCTGAAGAGGCTGATTCTGCTGAAATTGAAAGCGCAATCCAAACTGGCGAACAAGTAGAAACAGATAAAGAAATTATTACGCCTATCGATTCTAAGACTGCAGTTATACAGGATAAAGAAAATGGCGAATTTACTAAAGCTGAGATGGATGAAGAAGTTCTTGATGTTAATCCTATCTCAGAAGCAGAAGCCGATAATCTAACAAACAGTATTGCAGTAGAAGATAAAGTTGAAAATCATGAAGAAAAAGAATTTTCTGAAGATATCTACTGTAATGAGGCAGAAACTAAATTCTTCTCTGAAGGTGAGGAATTTACTGAATATATGGTTCGTCTATTCTCTGAAGAAGATGGTCATTGTCCAGTAGAAAAAGCTATTGAAACTGGTAAGAAAGTAGAAACAGATAAAGAAATCATTACTCCAATTTCAGCTACAGAAGCAATTATAGAAGATAAGGAAAATGGTGAATTTACTAAGGCTACTATGAGTGAAGATGATATTGAATGTCATCCATTATCAGAAGAAGAAGCTGACAAACTTGAAGAACATTCTATTGATAAAGAAGAGAAGAAATTCTCAGGAGATTATGAAGATCCTATTCTTAATAAATTCTTCTCAGATGTTGTAGGTGCAGTTCCTGTTCCTGCTGGAGAAGTAGATCCTAATACTCCTGTAATTCCTTTAGCTGATCCTAATGCTGTAGCTCCTCAGGAAGTAGCAGTTCCGGCAGGTGTTGCTCCTGCACAAGGTGGTGCTACTAGTGTTGAAGCTATTGAAGATAAAGCACTTCAGGCAGTTCAAAGTATCCAAGCAGTAGCAGAAGAAGCAGCTCAGCAAATTATGGAAGCAAAACAAGCTCCTGCACAGGCTCAAGAACAAGATCTTCAGGAAGCTCAGTTCTCAGAAAAGAAATTCAGTGATACAAATGATACTTTAGTATCATGGTTGACTGGAAATAGTTTTCGTAAGTAATTAAATATAAATAGATAGGTTTATGGTTATCCTCAAAAACCATTTTACATAAACTAAAAATAATAAAAACATTATATACATTATGAATACACAGTATTTGCAAATGATGCAGACTCCTTCAATGATGGAGGCTCTTATTAATAGCTCAGTATCAGCAGAAGATGCTAACCTTCGTTCTCGTGAATATGCTAAGATGTTCTCTCGTAACGATGAAATGAAAGATTTGTTTGGTCTAGGTAATGCAGGTAATTTGCTGCAGAAGACTTTCTCTGGTTATGCAGAAACTCCGTTGCTGTCTACTCAGTATTTCAATGCTTCTGTAGCTTCTTATGTAAGCTCATTCGCAGGTTATATGTCTATCGAACGTGACTTTGATCAGCCTAATGGTTTGTTCTATTGGTTCGACGTTTTGGGTGTAACTGATATGCGTTCTGTTATTCCTAACTTAGGTCCGGATAACTATCAGGATATTCAAGCTATGGGTAACTTTACTTTGAGTATTACTCCGACTACTAATGCTGACTACTCTTCTTTGATTGGTCGTAAGATTATCCCTGGTACAGTACGTGTTAAGATTGCTACTGCAACTGAAAAATTCGAATTGATCGATAATGGTCAGGGTGCTTTCATGGCTGTTGCTGGTAAGATTTCTAACGGTACTATCAACTATTTGAATGGTCGTGTAGAATTTACTTTGGCTACTGCTTTGGCTGGTGATGCTGCTACAGAAACTATCACTATTGTAGGTAAGGAAGATGTTACTGGTACTCCTTGTAATACTATTGGTGCTTCTAATGCACATGCTAATGATAAGAGATTTATCGCTAAGATGCAACAGCTTGGTTTGGCTACTGTACCTGATATGTTGGTAGCTGAATATAACATTGCTGCTTTAGGTGCTATGAAGAAAGCAACTGGTTCTGATATGGCTACTTTCTTGTTCACTAAGCTTCGTGAATTGTATACTAAGGTAATTAACTATAAATTGGTTTCTACTTTGGAAGAAGGTTATAATGGTAACGTTATGGCTGACTTGGATTTGACTCAGGGTGCTATGACTGGTCAGTTCATGGATTATCGTTCTAGAGTTGACTTGTTCGATGCTTACTTGATTAATGTTGAAAGTGCATTGGCAACTAAAGCTGTTAAGGGTGTTGATGTTACTGCCTATGTAGCTGGTAATATGGCATCTAATCAATTCCAGAAGGGTGGAATGATTGGTAAATGGGAACGTAATACTAAGATGACTTATATCAATGACCTGTTGGGTTGGTATAATGGTATTCCTGTACTTCGTTCTACTGATATTGCTGAAGCTCCGGGTGAAGGTACTTTCTATGCAATTCACAAAACAAAAGATGGTCAGATGGCTCCGCTTGCACGTGGTATCTATATGCCTTTGACTGATACTCCGACTATTGGTAACTACAATAACCCAACTCAGATGGCTTCTGGTATCTACTATCAGGAAGGTACTAAGTATATGGCTCCTGAATTGGTACAGAAGGTTACTTTCAAATTCGGTATCTAATTAAACCATAAAAATCATTTGGATTGTTAAACTCTCAGATCCCTAAAGAATAAAATGATTTTAAACAAAGAGAGGGATTCCCTAGGTCTTATAGACTTAAGGTTCCTTCTCTTTTTAATTTTTACAATTATGGCAAGTACATTTAGATTAAAGAGAAAATTATATTCTGATGATAAAGGCGGAATGAGTACTGGGAAAAAATTAGCTTTAGGTGGCCTCGCAGCAGGTGCAGCCATTCTTGGGGCTAAAAAAGGTGCATTTGGTGCTAACATAATGGCTAAAACTAATACTGGACTAATGAAAGCTGGTAAAGCTGTTGGAGGAAAAGTTGGAGATAGAATGATGATGTCTGGAGCTAAGGATTTTGGAGTTGCACGAGCTAAACAAATTGATAATGCACTTTTAAAGAAAACAGGATCTCAGATGACAAAACAAGCTTTTAATGCAAAAGCTGATCAAAAAGGTATGCAGGCACTTGGAAAAATTATGAAATAATTATGGCAACTTATAGACTTAAAAGAAAAAGTTTTGCATTTAATCTAGCAGGTCAAGCTTTCAAATCTGCCGGACAAGCTTTTAAATCTGGTAATACTATGCAAGGTATTGGACAGGCAGCAAAAGGTCTTGGTAGAGGTGCTATTGGAATAGGTAAAGGATTAGGTGTTGCTGCCGCTGGTACTGCTGCATTAGGTGCTGGTACATTTTTAGCAGCAGAAAATAAAGCTAATAGTTAAGGAAGAAGTTAATCCCTGAAAATTAATTTTAAAATATTAAAATAAGTTTTATGAGTGATGTAATTTACAGAGGTCTTAAACTCTCTTCTAATAAATGTAGGTATTTTCAAGTAAAAGAAGGACAAATAAGCTCTATAGTAGAGGATACTTCAAGATCTACTCTCACTCTAACTTATTCTCCAGGAAGTACTTCTGGAAGTTTATCAGATCTTTTAGGAATACCGTGTACTGAAAAAAGAATTGACATGCTCCCTACAGGACTTCCTAAATTATTTAAAAATACTTATGTTACATTAAATGGACTTAAGTTAAGAAAATTAACTTATGATCCACATACTATTAATATAGTTATTGTAAATGACTCAGAATCTAGAGTTATCCAAAACTATAATTATACAACAATAGTAGTTTCGGAAGGAGATTATAAAAATCCTGAGTTTATAAATTTCTTGTTTTACTCTGGAAATCTTATATATCTTCAACCTATTGGACCTAGACCAAGCTGTTATGAGATAAGAAATTTTCCTAAAATTATAATTAGTTCAGATGATGTTACGCTTGAATCTGAATCTGAAACAATATTTACATTAAGAAGGAAATATAATGATTATGTTATAAGAGCTGTAGATTATCAAGATCAATTTATTCTAGAATTACGTAAAATTTTAGATGATTATGGTTTAGAGTTAGTTAGAATTAATAAAGAAACTACATTAACTAAAACATCACATGTTGTTTATCAATTTCTTCAGACTCCAGTGAAAGATAATCATCCTAAGTATTCTGATGATAAAGTAATGCAGCATAAAATACCAGTTGAATTTTATCTAAGAAGTACTGATATGCCATTATTCTTTGACTTTAAAAATAGATATATGAATGTCACATTACTTACTAATTTCTGTGAATTCAAAACATCAGATAGATATGGACAAAGATGGACAGCTGCAATAAAATGGGGAGGAATAACTGAAGATTTTAACCAGACATATCAACAAGATGATAATTCAAATTTCTCTTATCAATGTCAATTCAGATGTGAACTATTTTTCTATGAAGTAATTGATGATAGATATAAATTCCTAGAAGAAATAGTTCAGAATATAGAGTTTGAACGAAATAATCCAGATTATCATTATGAAGTTCCGGTTGATACTGAAACAACAATTATAAACAAAGGGTTATGATAAATTTTAGAAAGAAGAAATACCTTATCCAAAATTTAATGCCGGACGCTATTGAATATTTAAAGAAACAAGGATTACGGCCTAATATTATAACTCCAGAGCAAGCAGATAGCGTTAGTAGAGTTAATTCTAAGGCTATGGTTTTAGTTTCATTTATAAAAAATGAGTCTGGATATTATCAAATTCAAGTACAGGATAAGGAATTATACAATTATACTCAAAAATTAATCAAAGATATTTTTAGAATGAGAATAACTGATATTAATAAAGAAACCAGAGTAATCACAGCAGAAACTGATCACTTAGGAATAGCTTTTGATATTATAGAAATTCTCGCTACAAAATATAATTTATCAGTTGTGGCATGATTAAATTTAGACAGAAAGAATTTACAGAATATGATGCAATGAGAAGTCTTTATGTAAAACTTATGCGATATTCTGATAGAAATAAATTCGGAGTAATAGATACTAGTGCATTAATTCCTGTTCTTAGAGGAAATAATGTAGTAATCGAAAGATTTGTAATTAGTACTTCTATGTTTGGAAAAGATAAATATAGAATGTATCTAAAAATTGGTGCCAAAGCAAAGTTACCAGATGAGGTTAGACTTCCAGGTAAAACATATGATAAACGTCTTGGAAATATGCAATTAAACGTAAGTCATTCTATATTTGCGCCAAAAGATAGTGATCCAAATTGGAATAATAACAATAATGGAGGAAATAATAATACTTCTTTAGGAGACACTTCTGGACCTAGGAATGATAATCCTGAAGAAAGAAGAGGTGGAAAAAAGAAAGAAAAGAAGTATTCAGAATTTCCAGGATCAATTTTAGAGCAAAGAGAATTTAAGAGTAAAGGCGGTGATAAACAATATCCCTATCTATCTGGTTCATTCTCTCCTTCCTTTGATCTATCTTATGAAGTTTCTGAATTGCTTGGAGAGGCTATCAAATATGATAAAAAATCAAGATCATTGGTCTTAGAATTCAAATCTATCGAAGATGCTATTAATGCATTGAATATATTACCCTTCGGATTAGGTTATAAAATATATTTACTTAATGCATGATGATTGTAAAGAGATTTTCTCAAACCAAGATATTAAATACTAATAACCCAGCTCTTGGTTTCACTAAAGGGAGAAAATATGATACAGATATGGATAGACTGGGTAGAATGAATACTTCTCAACGTGAATTAGCTGGAATCGGTAATTTAGGAAAAGAAATGAGAAAATTAAATCAAGAATTAAATCGTGGAGGAAGAGGTAAATGGCAAGATACAGATTAAAAAGAAAATGTTACAATGCACTAACTGAAGCTGCCGGAAATACACTTGGAGGAGTTACAGAAGGAGTTGGTAAAGCTCTTGATAATAAAGTAGCCGGAATCGCTGGTGGTGTTTTAGGAGCTACTAAATTAGGAGGAACTATTGGAACAATGATAGGGGGACCATTTGGAAGTATTTTAGGTATGGGAGCTGGTTATCTCTTAGGTTCTGCAGCTACTAGAGGTCTTGGAAAAGGTCTTAAAACTGCCGGTCAAGATATGCAGACTTAATTATAGGAGGATTTAGATTATGATTAAGTTTAGACAAAAAGAATTTTTTTGGGGAATGGCTTTAAATGCTGCAGGGGCTATTGGTACAGGTCTTTCTCTAAAACAAGGCTCTGATCAAATGAAACAAGCTGAGGAACAAGCAGCACAGGCAGAGGAGCAAAATAGAAAGATGACCAAAGCTTTAAATAAAATTGCAGAAAACGCAAAAAATAATCCACAAGCAGCACAACAAGCAGCAGATGTAATGGGACAAAAACAGTTTGCTCAAATAAATTTTGCAAAACTTACAGCAACTCTTAAGAATAATAAAACTTTAGGAAATGCTAAAGGTCTCGCTAAAGATGTTGGTAAAATTGTGTGGAAAGGAAAAAATAAGCTGATTGGTGGAACTATGATGGGAGCTACAATGGCAGGAGCTTCATATCTTACTGATAAAGCAATTCAAAAAGATATGAAGAAAAATGGAATGCCTCTTGAAAAAACCTATTCTGCTGGATCTATAATGAAAGCAGTAAAAGGTACTGGAAAAGTTTTAGGAGAAGCTGCAAAAAAAAATAAAGGAACGTTAATAACGATGGCTGCTCTAGGTTCTGCTCCCATGGCTCTCGGATACTCTGCTGAAAAAGCTCAATATAAAGATCAGATGGCATTAACTCAGAGAAACTATGCAGTCCCTGGAGTAATGGCAGTTAAAAGATTACTTACTGGCGCTTCTAAATCTGTAAGAAATTCACAGATATTTAAAACTCCTGGACAAACAATTTTAGGTGGACTTTCTAATTTATCTGGCGGAGGTGGTCGAAAAGGTGTATACAAATTCGGTCATCAGTTAAATAGATATGGAAAACACTCAGGTTCAGTATGGTCTCAAAAAGCAGGTAAGTTCATCATGGATAACCCCAAAACAGCCTTAGCAGGTAGTATTCCAGTCGGTGCTGCAGTTTTAGGAGCAACATGGGGAACTGGAGAGAAAATAGTAAATAAAACAGCTCGGGCTCTAGATAAAGATGCTTTCAAATATCAAGATTCTAAAAATCAAGAAATACAATGATTATAAAAAGAAAATTATTCACTAAATACGACGATACTGATAATCTTAAAAGAATGAAGGATTCAGATATTCTTGCTGAAAAACCAAAACAGGCTCCTGGATATGGTTCTGTAGCTGGGGCTGCTCTTGGTGGGGCTGCTCTTGGTGGAACAGTTGGTTCTGTAGCTGGAGCTTTTGGAAAGAATAAGGCAGGTCGTAGTTTACTCGGAAGAATGGGTAAAGGTGGAAAAACTGGATTAGTTGTTGGTGGTCTTCTAGCAGGTGGAATGGCTCTTCGAAATAGAAATAAACAAGCTGAAAATAATGAATGGTATAATAAAAGACTTAATTATGCTCAAAGACAGGCTAGACGAAGAGAAAAACAAGATTGGAAGACGAATATGACTCAAAGAGATGGTTATTCCTATTAAAACTAATGAAAATTATGGCAAAATTTAAACCAAAGAAAATAATCAGAGATGTAAAGGAGTTTTATAAAAATAATCCTACGGCAAAAATTACTACTGCCACTGCTGGATTTTCTGGAACTAATCTTGCTATTAATGCTACTAGAAAAAATTCTGATAAAAAATATCAAGAAGAACAACTAGAAGCAATGGATAAATTAACTAAAGCACTTGGAGGAGTTAATAAAACTTTAAAAGAGGTAGAAGTAAAAGAACCTAAAAAGACAACCTCTTATAAATTAAAAAAAATCTTTTCCGAGAAAAATGATAATAATATGATTACATTTAGAAGAAAAGACTTTAGTATATTATCTGATACTGTTAAAGGAGCTATAATTGGTGGAAACGTAGCTACTCTAAGTTTACCATTATCCGGAAAAGATGCTAAAAATATTAAATATGAAGGAAGTAACCCTACTTTCCGAAAATTAAATACTCTAAGTCCATTTGCTAAACGACTTGGAGTAGTAGCCGCCGGAACATTAGTCGGAGCAGCTCTTGGAGCCTTAGTTGGTACTATAAAAAAAGGTGATGAGGCTATTTCCAGAAAGTTAACAGTTGACAATAGATTAATGGATAGAGTAGTAGAGGATCTTAAGAAAACAGGTTTTAAAGAAGGCTCCGATTTTACAAGAGATCCTAAAACGGCGGATTCTCTTAAATCAGCAATAAGTGTAGCTATAACAAGAAATTCTGGTGAACTTAGACTTCTAGTAAATACAATAGCAGATAATAAACTAAAAGATATAACAAAAAACATAATACGAAATCTACCAAACTCAAGTGCAGTAACAGAAGAAAGTAAAAGTAGATATAATGAGATTTCTATAACTACTATATCTGATGGAACCGCTGATGTTGGTTTAATAGCTGGAATATGTGAAAAATTTATAAGAAATAAATATCCAGTATATCTCGTAGAAGTTGGTTAAATAAAACAATTAATTATTATATTTAAATTATGGCACAATGGACTGAAACTCTCGAACCGTATGTAAAAGTTATAGAGAGAGTACATACCGCAGCTCTTAATCCTACTGCAGGTGAAAGTTTAATTATCGGAGTGACTTTAATTTCTGATGCAGGCCCAGCAGTTCCTACACTGATCTCTAGTCAATCTGAATTCTTAAAAACTTATGCTTCAGGGGACTTAACAGAAGATTATATGGCATCCTTGAATAATCTTTATCATGATGCTAATAATACAGGAGATAAAAATGTAGCTGCAACAATGTGGATGAATGCTTATAGATTGGCTGGCTCTAATGTTATGCTGGTTTGTAGAGCATCTAAAGCTAACGATATCTACTACGCTAAACCCATGACTAAAACTGATTATAGTACATATATCCTTAGAGATGGTGCTTTAATGAAGGGATTTAGAGATGCTGATAAAGGTGTCGTTAAGTTTGTTCTTGATATTGATGGTGATGATGCAGAACATGATCAAGATGGATGGTCAATTAATTTGAATGGAGTAGGTATTCTTGGTAATCGTACCACCGATGATGGTCCTCAATATGATTACTATGTAAGAACTCTCCCCGACTTAGTAAATCAAATGAATGAAACTAATAAATTCTTCTCTCCATCTTATAAATTCTTCACAGATCCTAATAATATCATCTCTGAAAATGAAACAACTGATCCCGATAAAGCAAAGGCAGTTGTATTCTATGAACTTTATCTAGGACAGGATATGCTAGATACTTCAGACTCTAGATGTCCACTAGGAAAGCAGTATATCGTGATTTGTGAACCTGATTGGACTAGTGATAATCCTAATCAAAAACTTATAGATATTAATGCTTCCGCTTGGTCTGGTTTCGAAGAACAGAAATATTATGCAGTTAATCAATATAACTCTAATACTGATCTGAGAGTTAGAATTAGACGTTTTAATCATGATGCAGTAGTTACCAAAGAATTAACTAACCCCGCTTTGAACGAAAACTCTGATTCTCCTTATATGGTACTATCGGCCGTTCTAGATACCTATACTAAAAAAGGAACAGTAGAACCGTCAGAAAGTATCCTACAGCGAGATTTTTATGAAGTCGCTGTTCTTGATCCTAATATTTCTGACGAAGTACAGTTCTTTAATATAGGTAAAGTAACCGGCCGTGGAGATATGGAAGTATCAGAACTCAATGAACTCCTAAGTATGATTCAACTTCAACTCCCTGACGATATGAGAGAGCTTGGATTGAACTACTATGGATACGGAGCTGATGATAAAGTATGGGTAGAACTTGATCCTAATGACCAAAATGCAGGTTCTTATAAACAAACAGTTTCTTCAATGACTGATCTTTACAACTCAAAAGGTATGTCAGTTGGAGATGTTTACCGAGTTGGATCTGGAAGTTCATATAAGTACTATGAATATCAAGAAAATGGTGGAGATCAAGTTTATGCAAAATTAGGCGTAGATCCAACTGAAACAGATATTCTTGATGTATCTGAATCGGATCTTAAGAAAGCACTTGACGAAATCAACATTCAGGAAATCTATGTGGTTGAAGGATTATGTGACCTTGGAAATACATCACTAAGTTTCCAGAATTACTTGGCTAATATGGCTATCAATTCTAACTATTTCTATCCAGTATCAACAGTTCAGAGCACAAATTATATGACTATCGCTAATAATGCAACTAAAATAGCACAAGATTCATATAAACTCTATCTGTCTGCACCTTGGGATATCGACTCCGGTACATTTGGATGGAAATATTATTGCTCACCTGCTGTTGTTTACTGGGAAGCTGTAGCTAGAAACCGTAGAAATAATGCAGAATTTGCTCCTGTACTTGGACAAACTAATGGTATTGTTCAGTATCAGAGACCTATGACAGAGTTTAATAAAAAAACTCGTCAACTTCTATTATCTAAACGAGTAAATACTGTACTCTGGAATTATCAAACTAATGCTTGGAACATGAATGATAAACAAAATTGTCCAATTTATTGAAATTGAATTTTTATGAACTGCTGGGATTTATATAAAAAAAAAATAAAAATCAGCAAAAAGGATTACTAATATAAATCCTTTCTCAACGACTAAGTATAAAAGATAAATAAATTTTATTATTTTTCAAGATATAGTCTAGCGAAATTACCAAATAATTTTCTAAAACGAATTATACTAAGCAAAGTGTGGATAATATTGTTTCAGATGAAGGTAACTCTCGTTTAGCTATTCGTATCTCAAAAGCTATGCCTGTACTACTTAAACAGTATATAGGCTGGAGAATTGCACCAAAACTATGGGAAAGTGCGATTGGAACTATCGATTACTGGTTTAAATCAACTATTCTCCCAATGTCTTATAATATCGATGATTACCGTATTATCATCGATGAGACAAATAACCCTGTTCAAATTCAGCGTAAATAATTGCGCCTTGGATTTTTATATTACCAAGAAAAATAAGAGAATTGCTGGAAGATAATAAAATAAATCAGCAAAGAAAGTTTACAAAAATTTTCTCTCAACGACTATGTACTTATTAAAATGATATAGTCTGATCTTAAATATTAATCTTATATTTAAGTTTAACAATAATGCAGAATAAAATGGTGGTTAACGTTTTGGTTAGATACCAGAGAGCTTTGAAATATGTCATCGTAAAGTATATGCGATTATTATACCAATTGCTGGAACTTAATAAATCCAAAGAATCAGCAAAAATAGATATAATTCTATTTCTCAACGACTAGATGTATAATTAAAATTTCATGAAGATTTTAAAAGATATAGTCTGAACATGAGTAGATAATACTTAGCAAACATATTGATATCACGACATTTTCGACGTTGGTATGCAACTTGCAGTCTCAGAGTACGAAGATACTAGAGGAGCAGCCCTTGAATAATAAATAACATGATAGTATGCTGGAGAGATCTGGCATACTATCCTTTATAAATAATAGAATATGCAAAAATTTACAAAAGATGAAATAATATATAATATTATTTCAAAATTAACTAAAGATATTGAATTCCTAGGATTAGAAAACTATTCAAAAGATATATCTACAAAAAAATTAAAAATTATTTTAAGATGTAAATTACATAATATAAGTAAAATTATAAAATATTCTAGTTTTATATTAAATGGATGGCATTGTCCTGAATGTTCAAAAATAAAAAGAACACTTCCAGAAAATATAGCAATAGAAAGAATACAAAAATCCATATTAAAGAAAAATAATGAAGGGAGTAATATATCTTTTTTAGGATTTGTAAATTTTTGGAAAGGCTCATCAACAAAATTGATTTTAAAATGTAATATTCATAATATTATTTGGAAAACAACGACCTATAATGGATTTATTTCGAATAATTTAATTGGTTGTCCTGAATGTTCAAAAGAAAGAAAAAAAAGAAAATTAACTAATTTAGAAGCAGAAAATAATATAATCGAATTTCATAAATCATCTTCTACAAATGAATCGTCAATATTTTGTAATATTCATAATAGCTACACAGGTTATAATTCTCCAGTTGAATTAGTTTGTTATAAACATGGAAAATTTTCATGTTATTATAGTTATTTAATGACTGATAAAAGTAGAAATATTATACTATGTCCTAAATGTAGAGAATTATTTGAACGTGAACAGGAAAAGAAAAGATATCATAACTTAATAATAGATAGAGTAAATCATTTAAATAAAAAATATAATATATCTTTAGAATTTTTAGGATTTAAAGAAGAATTTAATTATCAAAATACATATCTAATACTAAAATGTAATATTCATAATCATATTTGGGATACTACTAGACTAGGTATATTTTTAAAACATGAAGGAAAATACTGTATATATTGTTCAAAAACTAGTAGTATTTCGTTTATGGAAAATTCTTTATACTCTATTTTAAATAGTTATTATTTAAACATAATTCGTCAATATAAATTAATAATAAATAATAGAATATTTTATTTAGATTTTTACATACCAAAATTAAATGTAATAATAGAGTATGATGGAAAACAACATTATGAATTTACTTCTTTCTTTCAACCCACATATCAAAATTTCGTAAATCAAGTTAACCGAGATAGATGTTTAGAACAATATTGCAAAGAAAATAATATAAAACTTCTTCGAATTTCTTATAAAGACAATAATAGAATCCCTGAAATCATAAAGATATTTTTCGAAGAAGGAAAAGATATAACAACAAAAGTAGAACCTAAATTATTACCAGTATTATATCATGGATAAAACATTATTAATAGATCTTAAAAAGAAGTTATTTATCAGGAGTGCTCTTATAAGTTTGACGTCTCTTGATGAAATTTTAGCCTTGAACGATTTTTTGAGTCCAGATGAGATATTACTGGAGATAATTAAGGAGTCGTTAAGAGAATTTGAACATACCTTGCCATTGATTCTGGAGATGAAAATGAACCGTTCTCAGATGTGTAGTTGTGAGAACATGGGACTTGAAGGGTATTGCGAGATTAAGAGTAATTTTACATTATTTCTTGATTGTAAAATATCGGAAGATCAGATTATATTAATTCCAAACTCTATTCCTATGTACAGAATTGGATCTATTTCGTATCCTGCTCCATCTAACTATACTTACTTTACGGATTATAGACGTCCTTATGTTTTTATGATGGATATGCCTAGCTATGATCAATTTTATGTTAGGGGGATATGTAGTCGACCAATAATTCCTGACTTTCTTCCTGATAAAACGTTTAATCCAGGATCATCTAAAGCAGCTATTTATTGGCTGAATGTAGAAGAAGGGTCGAGAGGTACATTTTTTATGGATCTCTGTATGACTCATTTACTAGACTATATTAGGAACCTAAAGGCTTCATTAATGTTACCTAATGTTGGTTTGGAAGTTCTTAATAATATCGATGCTGCATATCAAGAGCTTAGATCTAGGTGTGATAATTATATACTCCAATCTGGATGGTATGGAGATTTACTTGTTTAATATATAAAATTATGATAATAAAAAGAAAGTTGTATTCTCTTACAGGAACTAGAGTATTGGCTGGATTTAATAAAAAAGTTCTTAGAAAGACTCCAATGGCTGCAAAAAGATCCGCCATAAAAACACAAAATAAAGTCTTAGAAGCTACAGCAAGAGGTTTAAATAAGATAGAAGGAGTAAAAATGGCGGCAAATCAAGCAGCCATTAATCCAGGAAGAGTTGTAAATACTAAAGTAATTCAACCATCTATAGAAGCACCTATAACTTCTGTAGCTATGAAAACAGTACCTATTCCTGGAACATCTGCTTTAGTTAGTGTAGTAGGAAAACCAGAGAAAACTATGTGGAAAAAGATTGGAGTTGGTGATAAAATGTCTAAGGCTGCATCTAAGTATGTAGATAGTAAAGGAGGCAGAGTTGTAGAAGATGTAGTAAATAGCTCAACTAATTATTTAAAAAATCTTATGGTATGACAAAATTTAGACAAAAACAATATACAATTCCGGAGGGTCACTATACAGGTCCTAAGGATATGGATAAGGTTCCAGGAGCTATAGAAGTAATCGGAAAATCTGCCTTAGCTGGTGCTGGTATTGGAGGAGTTACAGGTAGTCTCCTAAAAGATGCTAGTATTACCAGTGGTGCTATAACTGGAGGTAAATATGGAACTATAGCAGGTGTAGTATTAAAATTCTTCTTAAACTATTTACACAATCCAATGTCATCTATTAAATTTCAAGAAGTAGATAAATTAATTCGTCGTGAGTTTGGTATTTATAGAGCTTCTGGAGTAACTATAGGAGATTCATTAGATAAAAGAGCAAAAATAGATGAGAAGTTTAGTTTTAATGATCGAAATGTAACAGCTTATAAATTAAATTTTTCAATACAAGATAATTCCATTACCATGTATACTTTTGGAATGACCTCTAAGGAATTGGAAAAGACTTCAGATAGTTTAGACTATTACTGTAAGAAGTATACAGGGATGGAATATAGTAGTTATGCAATCAATTCTAGAAATAATTCTTATTCAGTGGCTATTGTATTTACAAATTATCAAGTTATAGCCAACTTTATAATGGAACTCAGTAATACTCTTGGAGTAAAAATAAATCTTCTTGATAACAAAGCTTTAGTTGAAAATAGAATTAAGGAAGTTGAACAGAAGGATTTTTCGGTTAAGTCTTTAAATAAATATGATTTAAAGAAATTTATTGGGAAAACGGGAAAATTTCTATTTTCCGGTAAATCTGAAGATCTTATCAGTTTAATTTATAGTGCTGCAGTAACTTTTTCTAATGATCCTGATATAATTCCTACATATCGAGGAGACTTTGGAAATAAGTACTTAGAAAATAGCCTTAAAAGACTTCGTTATGTTGAAGGTCTAGATTATACTGTTGGAGAATTTGGTGGAGATATAGGTATTAATATGTCAATGATCTCTGGAATATTCGTAATAACAGTAAATAAAGAGGATACCAACGAACTTAAGAAGATTGATTCTATTTTCTGGAATCACTTAAAAACGATAGTAAATAGGGTAGATACTGGAAAAGTAGTTGTATATAACTACACAATTAAAACAAGAAATGAATTTGATTTTATCTTAAAAAAATTCATGTCAACTGATGTAAAACCTAATATATTTGAAAAATGATAGTACCTAGAATTCGATATTTTTCAGATTTACAAGCTAGAAAGATGATAACGAAATTAACAGAGAAATTGGATAAAGATCGTATCGGGGATTATGAAGTTTCTAGTAAAATTCCCAAAGATGTAATTAGTATATATCCTGATCCATCTTCAATTAAAATATATATTCCAAAAGATCTTGAATATAGTCAGTACGAAATTGATGATTTCATTAGATCTATGGCAGCTCATATTAGAACAATTACGATCCTAGAGAGAGATATATATGTAATGAAACTATCAGGATCTCTTACTTTTGAACAGATATATAAATTAATACGTGAGATAATTGATACAGAAGAATTTTGTACTATTATTGACTGTGATTAATCTTTAAACTAAATATATACTATTATGGCGGATATGATTTCAAAAAACTTAGATAAGGCAAATAGGCTTTATTCTATTGGAATGAAAAATATAAAATTACAATTAAAACTTCTTGGGACTGAATTTGTAGTACTCAGACCAAAGAGTAATTCAAAATGGAAAAATGTTTTTGGAGGTACATATTCATCAAGTAGTACATTAGAGAACGATTATGATCAATTTACTACAATATTGATATTAAATCAGAATGAACTAAGAGATGTATGGAATCGAAACAGAGATAATCTAGAAGTATATACAGATGATGGATCTCTTGAAGTAGGGGATGAATTACAATATACTCGTGGAAAATATACATTCAGATTTAAAATATCTCTTAAAATGGGTTACTCTGAAGTAGCTGAAGTATTCTATGTTTATACATTGAATAGTATTATTGAAACTTTAGATATGTAATTATGAGAGAAAGAAATATAGAAAATGAGATTCTGAAGCAAAATAAAATTCCTGGATGTGATCAACTTACTAGACCTGAGGAAGTAAAAGCTCTTAGTAAATATCTTAAAAGTATTAGAACAACTCAAGAAAATCATACTTCCCTAGAGAAAGATAATCTAGAACTCCCTGGAAGAACAACAGGGAGGATTCCAGAAATTAATTCTCTCGAAGATTATATAGAGGGATTAGATGGGGTTCGTGGTATTAAAAGTCTATATAAAGAATCATCACGAGAACCACTTTCTGATAATAGAAACTCTGACTCGGCGGAAAATCATGGGTTGTATACAGAAAAGACACGTGAAAATCTGTATGATCCTAGGAAAACAGAACTAGAGAAACATCGTGAGGATATAGTAAATAAAAAAAATATCCTTGAACCAACCCTAGAAGACCGCCGAGAAGAATTAACTGAGGAACCAAAAGAATTAAAATCTCTAGGTACAGAAAAGTTAAATCTAGAAGGAGTTAGAGATGTAAGAAATCTTTATATAAATACAAAAGAAAATCTTAAGGTTCCAGAAAAAGATCTAGAGTTAGGAAAAGAAAGAGAATCTCTTATTGATAATCACAACCTAGAATTAGATCTAACAAGAATAGACCTTGAAGGATTTAAAGATTTATCATACAAAGAACAGCTCGAAGTAGATTCTAAAAATGAATTAGATACTACTCGAATATCTTTAGAAAAAACAATTGAAACTTCTGAATTATCTAGTTATAGAGAAGATCTTAAAGAAACGCCGGAGGAATTAGATAAGTTAGAAGATCACAGAGAAAAATTAAATAGTGGAAAAGATAATCTAAAAGAACTTGAAGATACTAAAGTTAAACTCAGAAATCCAGTAGATGATGCTGAACTTTCTAAAACCAAAGTATCTTTAGAGAGAACCGTAGAAGATAAAGAGTTAGAAACTTATAGGGAAAATCTTAGGAAAACGCCGGAGGAGTTAGATGAATTAGAGAATCATAAAGAGTCTCTTAGAAGTGGGGAAGAATTAAAGAGTTTACCTGAAGATAAAATAACTCTTGGAGGTACTGTAAAGGTATTAGAAGAACTTGGAAACACTAAAATAGATTTGGAAGGTACTGAAGAGTCTGAGATATCTACTTTAGAGGATTATAGAGAAAACTTAAGTGTAGAAGATAATAATTCTCTTGAAGATACTAAGGTAGATCTGAAAGGTACTGTAGAATACGAAGCTTCTGAGTTAGAAGATGCCAGAATCAACTTAACCGGAACAGAAGAATCCGAACCTAAAAGTCTCGAAGATAAAAGGATAGACCTAGAAGATACAAAGGAGTCTGAACCTAAAGCTCTAGAGAATGAAAGAATTGATCTAGAAAATACTGAAGAGTCTGAGATATCTACTTTAGAGGATTATAGAGAAAACTTAAGTGTAGAAGATAATAATTCTCTTGAAGATACTAGAATAGACTTAACTGGAACTAAAGAAGCTGAGATGTCTGAACTTGAGGATTATCTTGATGATCTAGAAAATACGAAGGATTATGAGGCTTCTGAGTTAGAGGACACTAGAATAGATTTAACCGGAACTAAAGAATTCGAACCTAAATCTTTAGAAGACGAGAGAATAAACTTAGAGGGTACTAAAGAATATGAATCAAGTTCTTTAGAAGATGAAAGGATAGATTTAAAAGGTACAGAGGAAGCTGAACCTGAAAGTCTTGAAGATTTTATAGATAAACTTGAAGATACTAGAGATTTTGAGTTAGAAGATGAAAAACTCGAACTCCCTGAAACTTCTGGAGATGGATATGAAGGTTATACTCCATTAGGTCCGGAAGAATTAGATAGTCTTGGTGGAAATATCAATAATTTCTATGATTCTCTCCTTGAAGTTCCAGAAATAGCTGATGCTCCTAGACAATCTGGAGATTATACTCCTCTTGGCCCAGAAGAGTTAGATAGTCTTGGTGGAGATCTTGGAAATTTTTACGATTCTATTCTAGAAGTTCCAGAAACAGATAATGAAAATTATCTTTCTCCAGAAGAAGTAGAAAAAATCATAGAAAATCCAGAACAACAATATAATTATAAAGATAAGTTACCTG